TGACATTTGGCACTAGCTCTTCCATCTTCAACGTGATATCACGACCAATCTGGCCGTCTCCCCTAGTTAAAGCCTGTGCTAGATGGCCGTTGACATATTGCAACGACACTGCCGCCCCATCCAGTTTGGGTGTACGCACCATAGGTGACGTACCGGACTCTATGTCATTTAGATTAAAAACCTTCTGTAGAGAGTACATACGATACATATGAGGAATGCCATCAGTTACCTGATAACCAACCTCTTCGTATCTGTACTTTCGTGCCAATGCATCGAACTCTTCATCCGAAAGAATCGGATTACCGTTGTAATACATTGCAGATGCTTTTTCCAAAAAATGATGCATATAGTTCCCTCACTGAATAAAGTATATTATACAGAAAGAAGGAACAAAAGTCAAGAACTATTTAGTGTACAAGTCCTTGATAAGTTCACCGAAGTGTTCTTCAATAATTTCCTTACTTTCTGCAAGTGATAAGATTTCGACTAGCCCGACGAAAAGATTTCGTGAGTTATCAAAGTCTAAGGGCATTGATATACCGTCCTTAGTTGGCTTCCACTCTTCTTCGAAATCTAAGTAATACTTACGCACACTCAAATACTCAATACCTCTAAAGGTTGAGATGGTAAGCCGGACTTGCGTCTCCTTTACTTCATCATAATGAATGATCTTCTCATATAGCTCAGGCGCTTGGTACAGTTCCATCTTAATCTCCGTTCTTGAGAACAGAGGCAAGAGGTACTACACTTGTTACGTTCTGAGGTTTGAGTAGGCGAAAGGAGTCGGTGTCCCAACAAAAAAGCAAAAGAGTCTGATCAGATTCCTTTGCTCTATTTTTCTTTTGTTGAATGTAGGGCGTGCTAAAGTCCAATGTACAGACATTGTATTTTAACTTATTACTGTTTTCACTACGATATGTGATAACAGCATCACCATACTCATCGACGAGCCGTGCTAGTTCTTCTTTTTTCACAAATGCTCCTAGTGAAGCGGGTTGGCAGATTCTTCTGTCGTCCCGACTTTCTTAGGAGCCTATTGATTAAGAGTTTACTGCTGCGATAACTCCAGCAAAGTACATTGCTGCTTTGCCTGTCAACTTGCTGACGATTTCTTCATCGACATCTTGACCAGCATCTGTTAGTGCTGCTGTAAGTGCTTCGATAGCGGCTGCTTTAGATACACGGCCACCGCCTGTGCTACCGCCTGATGAAGCTGCTTTGGTTGCTGGTGCTTTTTTAACATATACACCTGCTTTAGTCAGAACCATTCGAACACCGTTTGGTGACTCTTCGAACTCGTCTGCGATCTCTGCGACGATCTCCATGCTGTTCTCTGGAGTTGGGTTTTGAGACTCGTATGCCTCAATAACCTCTGCTTTTTTCTCGTCTGTCCACGCCATTTTACGTTTCCTTCTAGTAGTTGATAATGGGGCTCCTGGACAAGTGCCAGTAGCTTGTAATTGTGCTTGATAAAATCTATCGCTCAAGGTAGCTGTCCACCACTGCTAGGTATCCTCCTAGTATGAATAGACATGTACCAAAGGTAATGAACCCAAATAAAAATGTAGTCATGTAACTCTCCTCATTTCAATACTATGTATTATACCTATATCAGCGATGAAAGTCAAGAAGTATTTTTAGATACGTGATAAATCAACGCCGTATTTTTCGAGGTGTGATAACTTTCCAAGATCATACGCGAGAGAGTAAGCAGAGTAGCCACCTGTCTCCACGTTAGCCCATTTTTCTGTATCGTCTCTAATCTCTTCCATAACATATATCGCATAGCATTTACTTCCATACTTGCTTTCATAGTTAACGTCTATGAATCCTCCTCGCTCAGCTTGGTAATCGACGGAGAGCTCGTAGTCGACTCGGGCTGGCTTTTGGTAGACTGCTGACCAGACGATTTCTCCGGGCGAGAACGAGTCAGCAATGCAAGACTCAGGGAGTACAGCGACTCCGCTTTCTCTCTCAACCTTCGGGACTCCGACTCGCTCAATGAGAGATCTAACGAATCCACTCGATCTAAATAATCCTCCCGCGATTTCAGAGATGGAGTCTCCGGAAAGATATCGTTCAACTGCTTCACGAATTTCTGCATCTGTTGCTCCTCGTCCTCGATTCTGCTTTTTACGTAATTCACGATACTCGACTTTATCTTGGTAATCATCTATGATTCTCTGTAGGCGCGTGGTATTGTATGCTATATTCAGCATATCGCACGCAACCTTCTTGGAAATAGGTTGTTTCCCATTTAATAGGTCTATAACTTTCGATATATTGCTTTCGCTCAGGTTCTCGTGGTCTTTTTTCTTTACTCGTCTTACCAAAGATTTTCTCCCAATTATCATTAAATTTAGTTTTGTCTACAGGGCGTTGCTTACTTCCTTTACCAGCCATTTGCGGCTCCTAGCATCCAGCCCCAAGATAAGAAACAAGCGAATACTGCCAAACTTAAGTATATTTTATCTTTCATAGTCACTCCGTATCAAAGAAGAATGTTTGAAACAGCCTTCCGTCATGTGCTGATGTACCAAAACCTGCGTTGGTACTTCTGTGGTAAATCATTCCGTTATAGATTACTAATCTATTATATCTATTTTCTACTTCTATTTCTTTATTCCACCTACCCAAATCTCCTGATTCTTCCGAAGAAGTATTAAAATCAAACTGAGAGGGAAAATGTTGATAAACACCTGTTTTTGCATGAGAATACAGTGTTGTCCCTGAATGTAAGGGAGGCTCAGGAGTTAGATATAATACTCCTGCCCACTTAGTTTCATCATGGTGAACCCATGTAGAATCGTCCGCTGTTGTATACTGAAAAGCAGTGTTATATTCTCTACCCCAGTAAGTTATGGTCTTATGCATTATATTATCTTGAATATAATTTTTTAAGTACTCAGACTGCTCTAAACTTTCGGGCTCTGTTCTAAGGCCGGGATAGTTACCGCTTATGGTAAAATGTTTTCCTAGCGCATATTTTCGTATTGCGTCAGGGTCTTCGTAAAAGTCATCTATAACATATAATTGTGGTTTCATTTTCTGGGGTCGTCTCCGATGGACATTCTTAGGTACCAAATAGCTTTTTTAGTATCTTGTTCTTTATTTTGTTTGTTGTTTGCTCTCCAAATATATTTGAAAGCATTCAAGCGGCAATACTCTTGGAATCCTTCTTCCGAGGTTGTTTGCATCATCGCATCTATACATTCTACACCCTCACGCTTGTAATGTAAAGGACTATTTACTGGATCATGTACCATTTTTTCTTTCATGTTCTGGTCTTCACTATTGTTGACTTGATAATATCTACATATTTTCCTTCGGGAGTTTTTACCACAATTCTATCAGAAGTGTTGTTTGCTCCATGAACTATAGTCCCTTCAACAGTCAACGTTTCTTTTGTGCGGTAATGTAAGTACCATATTTTCATTCTAATGCCTCTGCAACATCAGGAAAATGTTGAGATAAAACGTCCCAGCATTGATCTGCTACTACCATATGCTCTTTCTGAGTGCCGTGACCCCGCCGCAATTCACAATAATGAATCCACGAACGCAGGGTACCGCTCATGTAAAGTGTTGATTCTGTATTTCCTTCAGGCAGTACGGCGCGGGCTTGCTCTTTGGCAATACCATTGTTTAAGGCCCACTGATAGGCATCTTTGGCTGCATTAATAACTTGTGCTTGTTTCATATTCCAATCTTCGTGTAGACGCTCGTGCGGAGTTTTATTACCTCCTTTGCCAAAGTCTTCTACATCTTCTAGCTCTATGCTATTTTGTCTGTTCTTGGGGTCTTGTAGACGGGCTCCTCGATATACATGATTTTCTTGAACTGCATAGCGTTGACTAAACTCTTGAAAACTAAAACTACGGTGACGTAACATTTGGCGAGCAATATCTCGAGTTGTTACTATTTCCATTGTGATACTTACCATTTCAAAAGGCGACCAGTGCCCGTGCTTAATAAGGTATCGTAACAGTCGCGGTGCACTCTCATGATGGTTTTGATTTTCAGGGTTGCTGACTCGAGCGGCATATGCTACCAGCTCTTCAGCTGTAGTGCAGCCTGTAATTGCACTAGGCTTAGTTATGCCTACTAAACTTACTTTGCTCATACTATTTCTCCTTCGGGCGGTAGCATTATTTGCTCTTTCCAAAAATTAATTGCAATACTTTTTCTTATTCCTTTTGTTACTTCTGTAACCCCATGAGGTTTATGGGAATCAAAAACAACTAATCTATTATGATTAGGGGATACGCTTTCGTATGTGTACTCATCTTTTTCCCAAACTCGTAACTCTCCGCCTTCTACATCTTCATTGCCAAAGTACATAATACACCCAAAAGAAGGATGCCGTAGCTCTCCTTTTGTTTTGTATAACAACAGATCAAAGTCTGTATGTATGTTCAAAGAGTATGTTCCATCTTCTTCAGGCTCTAAGTCCATACCTGGCAGTAATACCGTAGGCCAGTACTCAAATCCTTTAATACTATAAAAAGGGTATGCTTCTAGCAACTCCTCGTCTTGCATCATTCTTTCTACAATATATGCGCCTATACTATTTGAGTCTTGTACTTCTGTTAGCTCAGTCCAGTAGTAGGATTGATCTTCCCAAAACTTAGAGTAGTTTATTGCATTTACTGCTTTTGGATCTGTTAAAAAATTATCTATTACTATCAAAACTGATCTGCTTCTGTTGAATCCGCCATAGCCGCCGTACTACTGCCGAGGGCTGTTGTGATTGCGTCAAAGTATCCAACACCTACTTCCTGCTGGTGTCGAGTTGATGTGTAACCAAACTGCTCTGCTGCAAACTCTGCTTCCTGTAGCTGAGAGTATGCAAACATTCCGCGATCCTTGTACTGACGTGCAAAGTTAAATACACCATAATTTGTACTATGAAACCCTGCGAGTGTAATGAACTGAAACTTAAATCCCATCTTTCCAAGTTCGTACTGAAAGTCTTGCAGT